CTGTATTCTTCTAATAAAAGCATAGTAAATTATTTGTGTGAAATATGCAAATGGATTGTTCGATTTTTTAGGATTAAAGTTGTTCATATATTGTAAACAGTTTTCAATCCCGTCTGATATCATATCGTCTCGATAAGTATAGTTTATAAAATTCGGTCTGTATGACAAGTGATTAGCAATCTTTAAAAAACACTCGCCGATATAGTTGGTTACTTTAGGCGGTTTTCTATTTTTATCTTTTGCCTTATCGTATTTTAAACGCCAATCGGTCATCGCTTGTAGAAACTTTTTATTATCTACATAGTGTTCTTTTCGTTTTGTTTTTTGTGTTTGTGTCATGGTTACATTATATCATTTTTGCTAGTTAAAGTAAAGCTTTTCAATTATTTTTTCAGAAACGCTTGACGGCTTCTGGATCTCATGTTATACTGACTATGTAGTCGCTTGAGAGACCACCTAGCTAGCACTAGTGTATCGTTTTTTTACCAAATAAATCTATCAAATCTTGTTCGGACCAAGCACTCTCTCTTTGGTCAACTTGTTGCATCTGATCCATCTGATCTGCCAATCTATATATTTTTTCCATTTCTTCAGCAGATAAAGCTGGTTTCATTTTTTCTTTTGCTTTTGTGAGTCTATCTAATATAACTTCGTAATAGTGTGAGATATGTTGATCCGCCTGAGTGATTACCATTATCTTGTCTCTCGGTATCACAAATGTTTTATCATCTGTAAAACTTAACCAAGGTGCAAGTGTAGAATCTCCTCTAGCACCAAAGTCAGTAATCCTCTGTGACGTGTGTAGCTCTAGTGCGTTTGTGATTCTTAAAAAATCTTTGTCAACCGTGATGGTGCCCATGATAGTGCTGCCATCTACTAATTTGACCATGCGATAATCGGTGTTATTGCTCATATAAGTATTTATTAATCCTTTAGGTTAATATTATGGATTTCGTAATCAAATTCCTCTTCGGTATAAATGTTTATTCTCTCTTGAAAATGTTTTAACGTAAAGTTTTCTTTTGATTTATATTGCATATCATCTGCTATGTCGTATAGTGTCGCATTAACTTTATTATCACCTAATCTAAGACCTCTACCAATCGATTGTAGATTTCTTATCCTACTCTTAGATGGACTAGCAAAAATTATATTATGTAAATTTTTGATATTGATACCAGTAGAAAAAGTACCATAACTTGCCACGATAATAGCATCATTTTCTTTCTCAACTATAGCCCTCGCTTTCTCACGCTCTTCAGTTTCCACACCGCCATAGATATAAAAAACCTTTCGGTTGTTTTCTGCTTTGTCCTCTATGAGTTTATGTAAATCTTTACCATGTTTTTCCACAAGTTGAAATAGAACCAAAGTATTACCTTTTAATTTAAGTGCTAAATTTTTTATGAAGTTATTTCTTGATTTACTTGAAACTAGATAATCTATCTCATCTTGATACTTACCACTCGTGACCATCTTACAGTTTTCTTCGGTATGTTTCAGTATCAAACATCTTACAACTAGATTACTTAACTGTTTTTTATCCATAAGTTTTTTTGTAGATGTGACCTTATTTACAGCGCCAAACAATCCCTCTAATACTAGTTTGTGTGTATGAGCGCCATCTAAAGTACCAGTAAGACCTATACGATATTTACAATCAATCAGTTTGGTCATTATCTCTGTCAATGATTTTGATTTAAATAGATGTGCCTCATCACCGAACACAGCGCCAAACTGCTCAAAGTATTTCTTTGGCAGCTTATATAGTGATTGCCATGTGGATATCAAGACCTTTTTATCTGTCTGATTAGAATAACCACTATACAATCTATGACAATATTTCTTTACATTCCAACCATATGATTGAAAGTCGGTATACATTTGTTCTACCAATGATGTTGTGGGCACTATCAATAAACATTTTTTATCTTTTAATAAGTGTGTGTAATATCTTATCAATGCATATATTATAAATGACTTACCAGAGGCTGTAGGACTCAATAATAATGATCTGTTAAATCTTAGATTATTATAAACGGCATCTATCTGATAATCCCTTGCCTCAAACTTTTGACCTAGACTATTACAGAAATGTTTTACGGTATCTCTATTTACCTTGTTGTCGACCTTGACTTTATCATTTGTGATAACCGTGTATCCTCTCTCATCAGCAAATGCTTTTACATATGGATACAGACCAAAGTATATCTCTTTTGTCTTTTGTGAAAACAATCTTATCTTGCCATCCCACATTCTGTTTCTAAATGCTGGCATGAATTTATAACCTGGCACATAGAAAGTAAAAAACTCTGATATCTCTCTCTGTATATCTGGCTCACATTCTATGGTAATGTAGACCTCGTTTTTCTTTTCTATGATTAAGAGATTAGTATTTTGCGGATTGGAATTCGTGATGTTCACCTACTTGCCCTTTTATCTGTATATTAAAAGAAATACTTATACGATCTCTTTTAGACTTGTTTATTGGGACCCAATGAACTAACCACGAAGGAAATATTATTAGTCTATTTTGTTTTGAAATGTAGGATAGTAAGTTTGAATTTTCGTTAGTTTTTGTTTTCTTTCTTGGCACTAGTACATCTGCAGCTGGTCTTGGGTCTGAAAAAATAATACCAGTTTCAGCATCTGACTCTAAATAAAACACTCCACTTAAAAAGTTATTAGAGTGTGTATGTGGTGGGTGTGTCTCACCAGGTTTTAATATATTACCCCACATACCAGTTATTTCTATGTCTTGTACGTTGTAATTTAGTTTATCAAATATATCGAAGGCAGTTTTACCTATGTCTTGTGCAAACCACTTAAATGGTTCTGTTTGATCTAAGTTAGGTCCTGTCTGAAAGTTAGTGGTATATCCTAGTTTGTGTAAATTTTTTATTTCTTCCTGCATAGCAGGTAATCTCTGAGGTGCCAGATAATTATCTTTTACAAATATATGTGTTGAAAAAACCTTTTGATGATCCATTATATTGCACCACTAGTGAACTTCTTCCATTCAATAGCATTTTTAATTAAGAAAGTCCTATTGTTTACACCTCTTAAAACTTGTTCTAAGTATTTTATTATTTGATCTAGATATGCAACCTTTTGATCTGCCTTTTGTAATTCAGGATCAGAATCCATATAAATGTGTACGTCTGCTTTTAAAACTTTTATATCAAAAGGTTTTGCTTGATATACACTAGGGTCTGCTTTACCTGTATAGTATTCCCATTTCTCTCTAATCAAAGTCTTGTGATCTTGATCTGCCTTTTTTCTTAATAGATTAAATTTATTAAAATGTATCAGATACTTATTATGTAATAGAGGTATGTTTACAGATTCCCTATCTAATTCAGTATCATCTAGTTTAAAGTCCTTGTTTACGGACTCTTGTAATTCTTCTAATGTCATAATGCTATTATATCACCTTTTCGGTTAATTGTAAAGCTTTTGATCCATTTCTTCAACGGATATGTATTTTAGGTTTTCACAATCACTCCACTCACTTATAGTGGAAGCGGTTTTTGCTTCGCCTTTATTTACCTTATAGAATTGTACATCTTTAAATTTATCAAAAGTATTTTTATGTTGTAGTATCCAATTATATGTCTCATCTGGATTATCAGGTCTGGCAGCCAATGCGTCTTTCTCTGCATAACTCTTTGTGCCAGCATATATATTATTTACCTTATCATCATTTGAATATAAATCATGTCCGACAAGAAACACCTCTTTGGCATGTAATTCACACGCAAGATGTACCGATCTACTACCTGTCGCATAAGCAAAGTCATCTACCTTGGGATCAATATCGGTAACCTTATCACCAGGTTTTACACCTGTCACATAAGTTATACCTAGATTTTTACCTTTTGTGAGTGTGAACACACCATCTGCCCCATGATACACGACCTCATCACAGCCGTTAGGTTCATTGTCTATCTTGCCTTTGCCATACCACTTATCTGCTAACATCATATCAGCAACGACATTTGGCACAGGCGTCCAGTAACCTAGGTAACATATCTCCTTTCCCTTCCTCTCTTCT